AGCCATTATCGACAGCCTGGTAATCCCCAGCCGGAGTAGAAAACACCTGCCCCACCGAAAGCGTTTCTGTGGTTGGAGCGCTCCAGTTGATGTCCTGCCCCATGCCAGTCGTATTGCCGATCCCGCCAACCGTATCCCCCTGCTGCCCCGCAGCGTAGTTAGGGTTAGCCATAGTGGTGCTAGATAAGACTGGGCCGGCGTTACCTGGGTTTGTTGGGTTAGATATATTTCTACCAGCAAGCAAGCCAGTCCGCGCGGCAGCTTGGGACGACTCGCGGAATCTTTGCGCCTCTGGAGAGTTTGAAATGGATTCGATTATCGCATCCATACTGCCGCCAGAGGACGCAAGCCCACTGTAGTAATCCAGTCCGCCCTGGTCAGGCTGTCTACCCAAGTACTGCTGATACATCTTAGCAATTTCTGTCTGGGTATCACCCATGCCAGTCATTCCCGTTATAGCCATCGAGCGCTCCTTACTGGCTTGATTGTGAAAGTTACTAACACGGATTTACTAGGGCGCTGAAGGCCAATCCGAGTCTTCAAGTAACGGCCACGCATTATTTTCGGGAAGATCACGAAGAGCCTGCCGGTAGGTAGTCCAGTCAGCGGACACAGCCTCTCCGGACTCTGCCGCTTTCGTTACTACCCAGTCAGAGTCAGCTAAAAGACGATCGCGAGAAAAACGATTTTGTGTGGCGGCATCATTGTTAAGAACAGCCAAGTCGCTGGCGGCAAGCTCTTCGTCTGTTAGCTGCACTATCTCGCCATCGACTTTCTTGATGCTTGAACCCATTCCAAAAGAGTGGGCTTCAAAACCATCTTCTGCGTTTAGCCGCTGAGCAACGCATTTTCCATTTTCATTAAATTGAGCGTAAGGCATTTTTACTGATCTCCGAAAAGTGCTGCACAAGCGGTGTAGACATTGTGAGGCGAGCTAGAGGTACTGGTGTGAGATGTGGATCTGGCACATTGCAATGCGTAAAGCATTTTGATGTCGCAATGAACATCAGCATTGGAGAACGCGGTGCCAAGATTGTAGAACTGGTTTGTGTCTGTGAACTGGTATGAAGTGTGGTAACGAGCAGAGCTAACCAACATTACCAAGACGGTCTTGCCCGCAGGGACGGGTACGCTTTGCGCGCCAAAATTGTAATCAGCAGTGCTGTCATAGCTTGCAAGCGTGGCCCAAGATCCACCAGTAACAGTCGCGTAGTTTGTTCCAGAGCTGTTCGTCGGCGTGTAAACGGCAATGCAGCAACCAGAGTAATTACTGGCACTGTAACTGGAGGCTTCTGATGAAACCGCAACCGTTAAATCCGATGAGCTACTATTGCGAATTGGCAGTACTCTAAAAGTTACACCTGAATAATTGCTGTTATTGTGCTGGCTATATCGATCCTGAAAGTAGTGACCAACGCGATTGTTATTCGCAAACTGTATGACTCTGACATCATTTTCGTGGGCGTTGTTGGCATAAAACTGATCTGTCTGTGTGCCTTGGGGCAGGCCATCTCCTAAAAACATATTCCAAGTGGCATCGTCATAGGTGGAGCTGAGCGCTTGGGTGGCATACCAGGTGCTGGATGGGCCGCTGGTAGTCCAACCGCCGCTGCTGTAAGCGTTGCCGCGAACACTCTCAGTATGAATGGTTCCGATAATATGGTCGCTATTAGCGTCGGCGGGAAGACCGGCCACTGAGGCAACCCAGGCTGCGGAGGTGCCATTCGATGACAAAATCTGCCCATTATTGCCGGCTGAGCTCGGCAAAGGGAACGCGCCAAACTGAAGCTGACCGCTACCGTCAGTCGTGACGGGCTTATTAGCCGCACCGTCAGCCGCTGGCATGGCAAGAGGGGAAAAACTTAACACCCCCGCAGAGCTTCCTACTAACGCTTGATTGTTGGCTGTGGCATCTGTGGATGGCAGAGTCAGTACGTCCCCGCCGTTCTTTTGAACCTGATCTACAATAATCTTACTCATTGATGGTTTCCTTCCTTTTTAAAAATTAACTCGCGGGGACGCGAAGTTGCTTGTAAACAGTCATTGATGCAGTTGTGGCATACTCACTAAACCCAAAAGTACCGTTATTCATACCAACGCCGATATACTTCCAGTCGCCATCTGAGCGGACGTCGAAGTGGACGTTGGAGCTATAATTCTGGTAGCCACCGGCATGGGGGACTTCTGATGTGTAGTGAACTCTTGCTCTTCTTGAGCCGTCGTTGGGAGAGTTTTTTTCGTTAATAAAAATCTTTAACTCAAAATCATTCATTCCTGAGGTTGTACAGTCGGTGCTATTTGGCATGAGGGTAAATGTTCCGTTGCTGTAACCAGTTTCGCCGCCGGAATACCAAGTACTTCCTCTGTTACCATAGTAAGAACGATCTCCATTCAAACCTCCAAAATCAATGGTGCGGTAATCATTGCCACCACTCGACGTAAGCCCTCGGCCTACGATTAAATAGATCGCGACATTCTCGAAGTCAACACTCGGGATAACCGTAAATGGAGAAGATGGGGGAGAAGTAAAAACGTGGTTTTTATCTAGCACAAACCTTGAATTAGATTCTATTAAGCTGGTGACATCAGTAGTGCTTAACCCTGATCCGCCACCAGATCCACTTAGCCGTATTGTTCTAGCCATTCCTATATCGCAACCTCTGTGACGGTGAATGAAACACTGGCCGCTTGCGAGCCGTTTTCTGCATACAAACAATCACCCGGATTTAAAATCAGGCCATTGCGCTCATAAGCCCCAATAGGGGCTCCTTTTTCCAGCAAGCCTTCTTGCGGCATGGCGTCTAGCCCCGACGATACTTGCACCACACTGCCGCCCGCATTAACCAGGTATTTCGTTTGCGTGGCATCTTCAGCAACAAACAGCCGGTCTGCATCGACCCCGTTAGCGGCGAGGTAACTCGACCTGGAGCTCCAAGAGATTAGATCGCTACTGAAGTAAGGAATGCTGCCAATCCACGAAACCCACAAGGACTGGCCGATTTTTGCGGGGATGCTCATTAGCCCGACAGGGCCGGTTCCTGCCTTTTGCCAACTCCCGCCCGAAAAGTTATAAGGATCGTTAGTCCACGGCCCGCCACCACTGCTGCCCTGGCTGTTCGACGTGTTGGTCATGTTGTTGTACGTCCAAGAATAGATACCGTTTAGGAACCTAAAGTAATAAGTGTCGTTACTCTTGTTGTACTTCATCCATTGGAAGTGATCCCGCGATAGATGAAATTTACTGAAACCAGCGGTGCTCTGGTCGTTTGCCGTATTGCCGGCAGCGACTAGCCCGCTCGACGTGATGCTGCTTTTATCCGCCGGCAAAGTGCCGTTATGAACGCGCCTTCCCGCAGGTAGAATTATTAGCGCATCGTAGGCATCACCGGGGTATCTGAAGTAGAACGTGAAAACGCCACCGTCAGCTTGCAAGGCGGGAGTGATAAAGTTGTTGGCGTATGAACCCTGCGGCCAGTAGCTATTCGGGTCGTGACCGCCATTCAACGCGCTATACAAAAAGCTGTCGCTACTTCGATTTCCTGAGTTGACAGAGTTGCTGCCTGGGCAAAAACAAATAAATTCTGAGTAACTATTGTTGTTAATCGCGATTGCCGTATTGGTGTAATGATCGAAAGCAGCGCCACGACTGTAGTAGCTCGGGTTGTGCGATTGATCCTGAATAGCACCAACTGAGCCTGATAAAATAGACTGAAAATCAGAAGCAGATAGATCGAGGACATTGTTTCGATATTGGAAAGTATTGTTAGCGTCTCTGAAGTAAGCAAAAGACATGACATTATCTGTGGCATTGCCATATTCGGATGGCTTGATTCTCATGTACGGATCATAGTTCTGGAAAGCGTATCGAGCCTCATTCACGGAAGTAGTAACCAAGGGCATTCCAGCCGAGTTACCCAGAATGCCCCCTGAATTCTGAGCATTGGTAATAATCATGGAGCCCTTGCTCGGAATATCAATATCGACTAACCGGCTTTGAGATGCCTGCCATAAAATCAAGTCAGAGTTGAGAGTACGCGATGGGCTGGTATCAAGCATCACCGTGATTGGTACGTCTACTGTGGCGCTGTTTGAAGTCGCATTCATGCCAACCAGTTGCGTTGCTCCCGTGTTGTTTTGATAAATCAGCGCCCCTTTTCCGACGCCAATTAAAGTGGATGTTCTTGATGCCATTTGAGGAACCTCTATGTAAGGCCGAAGTAAATGAGCTCGCCGCTAGAGCGAGTTTTGTCTGTAGATGTACCTTTTACTGGTGCGGCTCCAATGCCTTGCGCGAGGCCGCTCACCGTGAAAGTTTTGCCGTCCATGATGTTTAGCGTCTGATAAAACAAGTGCCCGGTTACTGATGTATTTTCAGAAATATAGCTTCCGGTCGAATCGATGCTTGAAAGATCCGTGACTTGCAGAATTGTCTCTTCCCCGAAAAAACCTTGATAAGTGCCGGCAACCGTCAGGTTATTTGGGGTCGCGTTATGCGTAGCCTTAAACAGCAAATCTGCCGGAGGCGATGAAATAACGTAATACCCTTCAACGCTTCCATCCGTCGAAGAGCTTCCGCCACCGCTAGATGAAGGGCCATACGCGCGCTCTCCCATTCCACTGTGGTTGGCACAGTAGTAGTAGAGAATCGGGCTGTCCTGCTCGACTGTAATTGTCGTGTAAGCCCCCGCCTGACCGGGAGTTCCTACGCTGACCACCCCAGTTGTAAATGCAGTGCCGCTGTCGTGGGTGCCGTCTGCGGTTGTTGAAAACTTTATCGGGTGGTTTGCGTTAGAGCTGTTGCTTTGGTCAAACCGATACTGAACAGATGGGGTCAGTGCCGTCTTTTGCTGTGACGCTCCATCAATAACAAACTTGCCGCCAGCGACTGTGACCGCGATGGTATTGTACGAAAGCCCCAAGTTGGTAACGGCAGCGCCAATATTACTAAGATCACTAAGATTGTTGGCGGCAATTATCGCGCCAGAAACATTAAATGCACCTTGCTGCCAAGCGCCAGAATCTAAAACGTAAAGTTGGTTAGACGAGGAGTTCCAGTAGATTGCGCCTTCTGCAACACCGCTAACGGATGGGGCTGACGACTGTACGCCCAGATAGACTTGCTGGAAGGTCGTTAGTGTTCCCGCCGCTGAGGTCGCAGAGCCTGCTGCATTTGTGGCAGATCCAGCAGAGGCGGTGGCGCTGGTGCCTGATGCCGTTGCGCTAGTTGCCGCTCCAGTAGCTGAGTTTGCCGCCGCTGTTGCTGAATTTCCCGCAGCAGTAACTTGCGGGGCTACCGCAGCCAAGGCCGCAGTTTCAGAAGCTGGCACCGCCGCC